TCTTGCATGATGAACACGTCGCGCGAACGGTTTTCGCGGGATGGCATGAACTCTACAGTACCCCAAGGTGTGACGTACACAGCCAAGGATTTAACAACGCGCTCGTCGCCAGCTTGTACGCTGGAACGCTGGTTGTTGTTACCTGTGAAGCCCAGAGCTACATTCATTTGGAATGCAGACAGATACACTGTGTCAGGCTTACCACCAGCAACCCAGATTGACTGCATAACAGTGTCAAAGTTGGCTTGTGAGAAAGCAGCTTGTGTGCCGTCTGTGCGAGCGTCTGTACCGTCCCCGGTTGGGTCTGCACCACCGGAACCAGCTACGGTGTTTGTTGTCAACCAAGCTGGTGCGCCTGCAAGCTCACGAGCAACTGAAGAAGAGCCAGCTGCACGAGCATTGTTGTCGAAAAGTGCTTTTTCGATGTCCAATTTTTGCTCTTTGGCGATTTTCAAGGTTTGATATGCGATCTCTTTTGCGCGACCTGCATTATCAACATTATCGTCGGAGTCGGATACCACGACCGCATTTTTGAAAATTTGCGTGTAATTTCCGAGCCTTGTGGTCGCTGTGCGAGCCTCGGCAGTGGTTGCGTCACCCTCGATGTGAGCGTTGGCGGCAGAAGCGCGGAGGCTGTCTGTTTGCCACTCTACGAAAGTGTTGCGTGCGGCCTTTTTAGCAGACTTGCTGTAAAAGGGTGTTTCCTCTGGCGAAATGTTGTGGATAACATCGCTGAGGTCTTCACGGATGCCTACGGAATCATAGGTATCAAATGTGTTGGTTGGCTGTGCCATTAGTGTGTCCTTTCAAAGACTTACTGATTTAAGATCAAGCTCAATGCGTCGTCGATTGAGCCAGTTTTCTGCAAGCGCGACTGCGCTTTTTTACGAGTTGCAACATTTCCGTCTTGCCGCTTTTTCGCACCAGCTTTCACCACTGGCCGGGCTTTCTCACCTTTGGCCTGTGTTGATTTGCGCTTGGCCACCAGTGCGCGGTACTTGCGGGCGTCATTCAACGCTCGCACATAACGTGCATCTGACACGGCAGCCATTTCGTCTGCCGTAAAGCCATATTCCATGCCAACATTAACCAGCTCACCCTTCAATCGCTCACCCTTTTCTGGGTCAGCCATCTCTGGGATGTGTTGCTTCAAGATTTCAGCCTGCTCTTGCAGATACGACTGGTGCGCCTGCGTCTGCCGCTGAGCTTGTTGCTGCTGCATTTGTTGCATTTGGAATAAGTTTTGGTCGTACTGTGCCTTACTCTCGTCATACTTGAGTTTCTCTTCCATGTACCCGATTGGGTCACTTTCAAACAACTCGCGTGTTGGCGGGGTTGGGGCTTGCAGTCCACCGTTTTGTGCTTGCTGGTGCAGCTGCAAAATTTGTTGCTGCTGCTGTTGCAATACGGCTGCCTGCTGCTGAATTTGCTTGCGCGCTTCAGCGGCTTCTTGGAACCGTTTATTAATTGCCGCTTGTCCCGCAGCAGATTGCTTTAACTGATCCAGTGTCCACATCTCTTCTTTTCCGTCAACTTTGACGGGGATGAGATTGGTGTCTTCAGCTTGTGCCTCTACTAGGTCTTCGTCGTCAATTTCGACATCATCAAGATCATCGCCTTGATCTTCGCTGGATGCCTCAACGTCATTTTGCTCTTCGTCTGCAACCTCAACTTCTTCAGACTGATCGTCATCAGGCTCAATCATTGCGTCCACAGCTGCGTCAAAATTATTGTCCTCAGAAGTTTCCTCTGAGGGTGCGAGTAGGCTATCTACTGCGTCTTCTAGGGTAGTCGATTCCATCGGTGCTACGTCCTTTGCTTGCGATCCAAAAGCGTCTCTGCTGCAAGTGCAGCGTCAAGGGTCACTTCGATCTGGTTAAGCGCACGGATTATCGCGTGAGCCTCTTCACGGGCAGCCACGTCAGCTGCCCCACTGCTCGCAAAAACCTGCATTTGGTTTTCGCGCACACTCTGCATAAACTGCTTAAATGCAGTGTCGTTTTTCAAACGGCGGGCCTCGTCGGCCTCTATGCGTATTTCTGTTGTCATTGCTGCGGCATCCCTTGAGCCATGCCGCCGATCATGCGGGCTTTGTCTTGCTCAGCTTGGATGCGGGCCACGTCAACCGACGTGCCGTACTCGCCATAAATCTTGGCGGCGTTTACCAACAAGTCTTGCGCCATCTGATCCCGCTTGAGATCGTCGTTGGCCGCTGCCTTCTGCATTTCAAGTTGGAGCTTGGCCATGTCGGTCTGAGCCTTGGTTTGGGCCTTCATTTGCTCTGCCTGCAAGAATGCAGCGTTTGGATCAGCAGCTTGACCTTGCTGGGCCTGTGCCTGCTGCTGCATTTGCAGCATCTGCATTTCAATCTCTGGTGTGATCGGCGCAAAGTAACGGTCAGCATTTCGTATTCCCGACACCGCCAGCTGGTCGGCCAGCGTGTTGCGAATGTTGGTCAGGCTCACCAGACCATTCATCGGGCCATAGTTTTGATAGACCATTGTTTGCATCTGGAGGGCTTGGTTGAGAGCCATTGCCTTCTCTTCCTCACGGCCAGTGCCGAGGCCCACGTTAATGGCAACATCCATTGACTGATTCCAAACGCGAGGATCAATAGGCACAAACATGCCATTCATCCGCATCATTTGCTCTTCGTCAACATTCTTGCTCATCAAGCGCAGCATGATGCCAAATAGATCACGCATACCATCGGCAAGGTTGCGAACCATAACTTCAACCTGACCAGCTGCGGCCTGCACAGTAGCCTGCACAGCGGCCTTTGTAGTTGACTGCATTGCATCAGGGTCTAAGCCCATTGATGCTCTGGAAACGCCTGTCTTGCTCTCTACGAGGCCGTCTAGGTATGTCAGCGCGCCAAGTGTCTGCCCGGCAGTAAATGGAACGGACAATTCTTGGACTGAGCCGGGCGCGCGCATACGCACAATTGCGCCGATCTCGTTGTTGAGAACGTCGTCAATATTGACCGCACCTTCGACAATGCCAAGGCGAGGGTTGTTCGTCATCGCCACGTTATCAAGAATAGAGCGCAGAACGGAGGTTGCTGCGTCTTGGTCATCCATAACAATCTCGGCCAGTGAACGGCCATAGAACGCGTGTGGCTCTGGATCGACCTCAAACTTGGCAAACGGCAACTCATCGCATGGCTCAAAGTCCAGCAATTCGTATGACGTGCCGCCACAGATTAATTTGTGCAAAACTGGTATGCCAGTGCCGTCAACGTCAATGCGCATATACGCTTCAGTCACGGCAACATTGCGCATGGATGGGTCTTCAATGTCCTCGTCTGAGGTGTCCATGTCGTAACCACGGCGCTCATACATCTCGGCCTCTGTCATATCAGAGCCGCTTTCAAAGCTATCCAAGTCAAGCACTACGTCTGGGTCAAAGCCCATTGCAATCAAATCGCCAGCGCGCATGTCGGTGCGATGAGCAACGATATAAGCGTCGGCCAATGAGCGTGCGTCACGGTTAATGAAAAACTCTTCCGGCGGAACGCTCTCAATGCACAGCTCGCCCATATCTTTCTGGCGGCTTAGCTTAACGCTGTGGACTGGCATTTCGATTTCTATACCCATTGGATCAATCTCAATGGACATTTCAACCGTATGCTCCAGCACAGTCACGCTGTCGTCTTCAATTAGATATGTGTATTCGTCGTCGGACAGGTCAGAAAACGTGTAAATCTCGGCCTCTGGATATGTCATCCAGTATGCCTTCACGATGCCTTGTTTTTTGACCAGCGCATCTTGGAAGGCGTCATTCAGCACGCGGTATCCGTTTAACCGGGTAAACTCATGGTGCATGAACTCAGTGGCCTGCTCAGCCATTGCCACGTCCTCTGGGCCGCGTGGCACAAACTCAACTGGCTTGGCTGTGCTGAGGAATATGCGCATCAGGCTTGGCTTCACAGAACGTACAGTATCTCGTACTTTTGTGGCGACTACCTTGCTTCGGCCATCCTCATAGCCAAGGTCAACCTCACCGTCATAGTAGCGCTGCGCCTTGATGCGGTCCTCGCTGATTTCGCCCTCAACAAAGTCAACCGCATCCGATATTGCGTCTTGCACAATGCCTTCGATTTCGCTGCGTGATTTTGGTTTAAGTTCCATGTGCCGCTGCCCTTTATTCGTTTGTGATTGCTGGCGTGGATGCCATCAAGCCAACCTGTGTCAACATATCTGCAAGCCTTTGCAGCTTTGTTTTGTCTTGCAGGCGTGAAGCCTCACCCAAAAGTTGGCGCACCACTGCGTCGCGCTCTGCACCTTGCAAGGTAAGTATCTCGCCAATTTCACGGCGAATGTCACCAGTGCCATACATGATTTCATCCATGATCTTGTTGACCGGGGCAGCTATGGCAGCCTTAACGCGCTGACCAACGCTCGGAGCATTGAAGCTCTCAGGGTCACGAAGGTCACGCAATGCAGCCTGCGCCTCTGTGCGGAACCCGGTCTGCGACCCAGCCAGCACGTCAGATGAAGTCTTGGCAAACTCTTTTTCAGCGAGCAAGCGCTGAGTGATGGCTGCTGCGCTTTCATCTCCAACAAGCATTTTAAGTTTTTCAGCGTTCCAGCTTTTGCCAAACTCACCCCAAGCGGCGGCTGCATCGTTGCGAGACGTACCCATGAGAGAGCCAATGTAGTCCCGTGCGCCCTTCTGGAAGGCAGCTCGCTCCATGTCAGACATGCCTGCGAGCTTTGCTTCCAATTCACGCGGAGACAATGCAGATGTCTTTCCGCCAGTGAATACCTTTTCACCCTCTTCAACAGCACGTTGAATAGCAGATGCCTCAGAGTAGCCTGATCGAGCCGCTGCATAACTTGGCAGCTCATCCAACTTATCGTCAATTTTGTGCAGGAATGGCTTGAGGTTTACAGCAACGCTTCCACGTTCTGTGTTTATAACGTCGCTCAAAGCTGATCGGACGTTATGCAGCTTTTCAGCGCTAACGTCGCCTTTTGTGCCTAAGTCTTTTAGCACAGCATTCATTTGAGAACGAACTGAGCGGGAAGCATCTTTACCATACAGGACCAATGCGCTGCGCAATGTGTTTACGTCAAACATTTTGTCGCTTTGAGTGGCAGCCTCATACATTGGGCCAAGCACGCCAGACTTGCGCTCTTGCTGAGCCAAAGTTTCCTGAAAGCCAACATTGGGTTGGTCAATACGCTGCGTCATCACATCCTCAACCCGCTGACCTGCGCCCGCGCCGCGAGCGCCCATCTCACGGGTCAGAACTTCTTGACCTTGACCGGGTATGGTTGCCAAGCCTTGAGCCATCGTGCGGGGGCGGCCCGGTATGTCGGCCAGCATAGCTTCCGGCCCGAGGCTGCTGAGGTATGACTGAATGTCTTGACCAGTTGCTTGTGGGCCAGAGAGCTGGCCGGCCACCCTGCGTGATGCAGCGCCGCTGTAGCCGCCCACACCGCGTCGGGTTAAGTTCTGCGCGCCGCGTGTAGCTGCGCCAGCTACTCGACCAGCTACAGGTGAAACTGCGCCTATTGTGCCGCCGACCGCTGTGGTCAGTGGGTCAATTTCTGAAACTCTTTCAGTGAAGCCGCCTTCGCCGCCGCCAAATTGCGGCAGAGCTGTGGCAGTAGCGCCGACGCCGCCAGACGTGGCTATCTGACCCAGCACGGGTAATTTCGACCCAGCCTTGAAAGCCACGCCGCCGGGAGCGACCATACCTGTAACCGCTCCAGCAGTCTGCCCGCTGGCATATTGCTCCGGCGCAAGAAGCTGCAATGCTTCGTCAATCTGGCGTTGAAGGTCGCGATACTTCGCGTAAGCCGCCTTTGCGCCCTCCATGTCGCCTGACTTCAAAAGCTCATTGGCGAAGTTGTAAGCGCCGCGAGCTTCGTCGTTTAGGTTCATCAGTGCGCCAGCTGTAAAGCCGCCGTATGTGGCGCGAGTTTCAAGCTCGGCTTGCTTGGCTGGCTTCCGCTTTTCTCGGGCGCGATCTAAGGCGGCCTGCTCACTCGCTGTGATTGTACCGTCAGCCTCTAGTTTCTCCAAAACCTTGATGGCTTGAAGAATTTGTGAGGACTCCGCCGATGTCATTGTCTCTGCCATGATTGGCTCCTTATCCGCCCAGAATGTCTAAAGCATCTTGGCGAGTTAAGCCGCCAGTGGGTGCTGGCCCAGTTGGGGCTTTGAAGGCTGCAAACGGGTCTGCGCGACTGTTTAGAAGCTCAAATGCGTCCGCTTGCGTTATTTCCTTTCTACGCAACCTCTGCACAATTCTAGCACCCTCTGCATCATACTCGGCAAGCCCGCGCATAGTGTTGATAATAATTTGGTTGCCGCCGGGCGAGTTGATTATGCGAGGCAGAGACTGCTTGAACAGCTCTAAGTCTGCGTCGGACATTGGGCCAGACCCCGGAGGCCGTTGCGCAGGCACGAGGGCGTTTATTAGCGCTGACGCCGCTTGGATGTCATCAAGACCCTCAGTCTGGATGCCGAAATTACCTGCAAATTGCTTAATGCTTGCGCCCATGCCGCTGTCAATGTTCCCTAGTAAGGCCTCAAGGCGACCAATTTGCGCAAGGCTTCTTGAAGCCGTCGCGCCGACCTTTGCGACATCAGCCAAGGATTGTGCGTCAAGTTTTCCAAATTCCTTGTCAAATGCCTCTGCACCTTCGCCGCCAACAGTCACGCTAGTAGCTCCAGCCTTCTGAAGTGCAGTCTTATATTCTAAGAATGTCCCCTTAAAGCCATCTTTGACGGCTTGCTGGTATTCCTTAATCCCAGCAGTCCTGTCATCCTTCGGCGTAGCCAACAACTGGCTAGCCGCATCAGTCGGGGAAATCATCCCGCGCTCAACCATGTCAGCCAAGTCATCGCGACCTCTAGCCCGCAGCATCTCAACGGTTTTATTTTTCCGGTCCGCCGCAACTCGCTGCGCACCCTGCTTTTCAATCGCTGCGCCTGCGCCGCGAAGCTCTGGCATAATCAGCGGATCAAGCGCACGGGCAAACCGCTGATAACCTGTCAGCCCGGTGTTCGGATCAACGGCTGTAGCCTTATCCTTCAAAGTTGACAGAAGTCCACGCATACCACCTTGCTGTGGCGCTGGTTGCCGCATGTTGGGCGCGTTGTAGGTTTGCTCGCCGCCCATCATGTATGGAGGCTTATTAGAAATGGCCATGTCTTGACCCCCTTGATTGCTTGAAAGTAAACCGCCGCTGGCAGTGGTCGCCGGCAGAGATGTAATGTCCGACACGTCAACGCCCGCAAAGTTTGCAAGATCATTCATCCGGCTGCCCCGCCACTGTGCAATGCCGTATGTACCCTGACCGCCTGCAAGAGTGTTGCGTGCGTCTGGGTTCATATCCTCATAGCTCTCAGCCATCAGGCGGCCAGTGACGCCGGCGGCTTGCTGCGGAGTGAGACCCTTTTGCGTGAGGTAGCCATAAGCAAACTTGGCGTTTGGCGATATTAAAGCCTCGTTGGATGTGCCATCGGCCATTGCTGCGTAAACGCTGCTCGCGTAGTTGCGAGCCTTTTCGTCACCAGCGCCGCCGGAGCGCTCATAGTATTTATCCCATAGCGTTGCATAGTCTTCTGGCGAAGACGCATTGGCCGAAAGAAACTTGCCGAAGCCAGATTTCTCTTTGCCTTGAACTTCATTCCAGAGGAAGTCCATTTGCGTTGACAGTGGGATAAAACCTTGTGGCATAGCTTAAAACAACCCCGGAATTTGAAGGTAGCTGAACAAGCCGGGGCTTGCGCTGCTCGTTGTTGTGCTTTGGCCACCTTGTTGAGCCGCACCCAACGCGGCAAGTGGCGCTGACAGGGATTGCATTGGCGATGAGGTGTAGCCAGCGTACTGCCCTTTTGCTGCATCAATCAACGCTTGCTGCATACCTTGTTGCAACAGACCCTGCTGGAGCTGGTTTTGCTGAATTGTTTGACCTGTGTTAAACGCCTGCTGGCCAAGTTGACCCATCTGGGATGCTGCGCCAAGTCGAGCCTGACGGTCAGCCATCGCAGCCTGCAACGCTTGGCTGTAGTTTTGCTGACGCTGCTGTGCTGCCATATCGCCTGCCATCCGGCCATACTCGCCAGCCATAACACCTTCGGCAACGCCCTGACGTGAGCCGCCAAACGCGCCTGCCGCTGTGGCCTGCGCGCCAAGCTGGTTCATGGCCATTTGACGTTGACGCTCAATGTCCTGCTGAGTGCGGTCAATAACTGCGCTTGTGTACGGGTTTGCGTACGCGCCAACTTGCAGTGGAGCCTGCATGGCACGCTGAGTACCGCCGATTGCGCCTTGCAACGCCCCCGCCGAGGCTTGGTTTACGTTGAAGCCTTGCTGCGGGGCCATTGGTGCTGGCTGATATGTTGCGTTAGTCTGCGCAGTAGGCTGCGCGGCCATTGTCGGTGCTGGTGCTGGTGCGCCCATCTTACAGGCCTTTCTTTGCTTGAGTTATCAGTTTCTTATGACCTGCGGAGGTGGTGGTGGTGTGCGCGATGCTTCTTTTGCTGCCTGCGCTTTGGCAAGCATTTCTCTTGCCGTTTCAGCGCCCTTGGGGTTGCCGATTAAGACCCCATCCAAATAAACCTCACGACGGTCGTCTTTGTAGACAATCCCAGTACCACCCCTCGCCAACTGTGCTGCTCTTATCGTTGGCGCATCAAAATTGGCGCTCTCAGAATTTGTATAAGCAGAAAACTTTTCAGGCGTGTCGAGTGCTGACGCTAGCCTTTGAAGTTCTGATTGACGTGCAGCCGCTTCCGCACGCTGTGAGGCATTGCTTTCGTTGCTTGTTGCGTGGGAGTAAGAAGTAACTTTATTCTCTACTGGTGGACCCGTTACGTTCAATCCGCCAAGAAGCCCTCCAAAGAAATCGCCTACTTTGCCAAAATTACCCACCCCGTCAGCACCGCCGCCGGATACCAGTCCGGCAATTGGGCCAGATGTAACGTCAGGGCCAGCACCACCAAACGGGTCTAGGCTAGTTGCTGCGTAATCAAGCTGCTCCTGAGTTGGCTGGGCTGCATATGTAGGCTGACCCGGCACAATAGTTCCACGGCCACCCGCTACAGATGGGCCAAGATCATAACCAAGGTTGGTTGATGTTCCATCACTTGAGTGCATTACCGCCGGGCCACCCGGTAGCATCGGGCTTGAGTCGTAATACTGTCGCTGCTCGGGGAAAGTTGACGGAGTGTTGTCAATATAACCGGGCGGGCGAACATCTGTAGGGGTAACTATTGTGTACGGAACTTCGTTGCCTGCAAAATCGGTTGACGTGTAAACAATTCCGTCTGTTGGGGCAGTAGGGGTTCCTGTAATGGTCTCTGGGAGATACACACCTCCACCGTCACCACCACCGCCAACAGAACCACCGCCTAAGTCGCCGGGTGTGCGGGTGTCAGTGTAGTCAACCATTGGGCCAACATTTGCCCCGGGAACGCCTGAGTATGGGTCAATAAACAAGCTATCAATAAGCGCCCTCTGACCCGGACGGCGCGTAGCAAGCTCATCCATAGCTTGCTCATACATTGGCGCAGAAGAGTAACCACGAACCCCGCCTGCATATGTAGTTGGCGCAGGCATCCCGCCCATAATGTCTTGCTGGGACATGCCGCCGCCAGCTAAACCAAAAGCGCCAGCAGTGCCAGCCGTGTTTTGGAATGCAGCCTCTTGCATTGGAGTAAACGCAGCAACGTCTGGACCGTAATACGGAACATAACCAATCTGAGAGATTGTGTCCGCACGGGCTAGATTGCGCTTTGCCGCGTCCTCAATGTATTGAGGAATTTCAACCGTTGAGGATGTTGATCCACCTTTTCCGCCTGACATTACTCAAACTCCTTAACGTATGAGGCGTGCTGGGCTTCCCAGCCGTGCGCCTTCAATGGTTTCTTCCAGCCAAACCTGCCGGACATTGTTAGAGCGCTGCAACCTTGAGCCTTGCCCCATTCTATCACATCATCGTGCATATCTAAAATCTGGTCCAGTTCACCGCCACCTAGAAATACGTTTAACACGCGTTTCTTCGGATATACCACTATTTCAGTGACTATGCACCCCCTTGGCGTAGGCCACAGTTGCAGCGTACCTTTTTGCAAGCCAGCGACCACATCATCAAAGCCATGCGTGCCACCGCTGTAGCTTAAAGCTGCCTCGATCCAAGGCTTGCAGCGTGCCAGTTCTTCATTCATCCGTGCAGCCTCGTTATCGCAATGGTGGAGGCTGGCGCTGCGGGTGCAAACGCCGTTGCCGCAGTTACATCGAGAAATCCGCTAGTGCTGTCAACAGCCCACATCGCCTCCAAGTAATCTCCGGCGGCAAAGTTAAAGATAACAGACCGAGACACAACAAGCGTCGCCCCGTTCTGGTGCAGTGCGTTCTTCATCGTTGACCCAGCAACGTCAACGCCGTTGACGCGCGGCCAGAACCAGAAGTTTACAGTTGAGCTGGACGTGGACGAAATTTGCGCCGAAAAGCTAATCATATACTCGCCAGACTCTTCGAAGACTATGCGAGATGCTGGTGTGCCGTTTGTAATACCCTCGGCAATGCTTGATGTGTACGTCAAAGCGTACGCTGTGTTTGTAGATGCAGCAGTCTGATCCGTTGTAACGCCGCCAGCATACTGGCCATCCTCAAGCACAATCTGACGCCACTCGCCATTCTTTGAAACCACTGGGTAGCCAAGAGCATTATCCCACAGCATCACGCCATTCTCAGACGCCGATGAATACGTTTCCTTAAAGCCAAGCTGATCCAAAGCCCGGCCCAAGTAACGCCGCATATTCTCGGCCCACTGGTTTATATTGACCGTAATGGGAGGGAGTATTCGGCTCATCTGCGTCCGCCCGCAACCGCGTCAAGCCGCATGATACCAACACGCCAATCAGAGTCAGTGTTGCCTGTGACGCGCATTCTGATCTGACGCCCAGTAAACCGCAGGCTTGTTGGGTTAGCCATGTTATACGGGCCGTAATCACGCTCAGTATCTGTCGGATAGAAACGTGTCTTAAATGTGGCATTAACGTCACCCAGCGTATTCTCGTCTGGGATCATGCCGCGCACAGCCATCACGTTCTCACCTACACCAAGCGCAATTGGGCCTGTTTCAGCAAATGGAGATTGGCCGCCGTAATCAAAGCCAATTTCTTGCTCATACAAAACACCGTCGGCAGCAATCCAAAATGGCTGGCGGAATACGCCACGGTCCACGCCAGCTGTGCGATCAATCGTGCCAGTGGTCCAAATGTTTTCTGCGTAGTCAAATGCAACATAGCTGTCGCACTCTGTAGAGGTGGCGCTTGGATAAAACCACCAGATTTCATTGAAGCGGCTGTTGACTACGGCGTGAACCTTAGACCGCTGGTCGTTGTTCATGTCGCTGAAAACGTAATCCGCAACCTCACATGGCAAGTCTCGCACAGAGCCACCAGCGTAGATAAAGAATGAGCGCTGGCCCATCCACACTACGCCCTCGTCGATTGACGCAGCTGCGTTGGCTGCTATCAAGCCGCACGATGTACCTACACGCTCAAAGCCGTAAACAAATGGAGGGCCGCTGTATGTGGCTGTGTGGGCGTCTTGGTCCGTAAGGATCAGTGACTGACCGCGTGTGCGCAAGCCCTTGAGGATTGTGCCGTTGGTTTGGATTTCAATGTCACCGGCTTCGTTTGTCGCCGCTGGTGTCCAAGTATTGTTATCTTCACGGTCTGCGCTCTTCAGTCACCATCATGCCGGAACAACCTACAGGCGCATTTGATAGAACTGCGGCTGGTGTTCCGCCGCTTAACTGCCACTCATAAATCTTGCCGTCATCAGCTGTCATGCCCAGCAAATATTCACCCCAGTTTTCCAAGCTCCATGTGGTCGCCGGGAAAATAGTGCCGGAGTCCTCTGAGGGTAAACCGTAAAGGCTACTGCCGTAAACGCCGCCGCCGTAGCTGGTAAAAGATGTGGCATCAACGCGACCAGCGGTGAAGCCTGCTGGCGTGATGTCGCTAACAGCGTTGCCAGATGTCATGGCGTACAACTTATTGTACGTTCCAAACGCAACACGGCGGCCACCGCTGTTATCTTCCCACGCAATCATTGTGCGGGCTACGCCATCTAAATCAACGCTTCCGCGCTGACGCCAACCGCCGACTGGGCGCAACGCACCCTCATGCCAACGGATTAAGTTTGCATCGCGCCAACGGCCCTGAGACTGATACTCAGTGCCGTTGCGATACTGCCCTGCGGGTATGTTGAGAGGAATTAACGGCATGTGCCTTCTCCCCCATTAAGGTTTCGTTGGCCAGTCAGCCTCATCAAGGTTAGGCCAGTTAGCTTGGCTTGTAATGTCACGCAAGGCTTGGCGATAGCTGGTCATTGCCGCATCCATTGTTACATCAGTCAGCGCAAAGTAATCTGTCTCAGCTAGAAGCGTATTACGTTTAGTGCGGTTGGCCTCAGCAGTCTTTGCATCCAATCCAGCTTGATACGCAGCCTCATGCTCTGCCTTGGTGGTTGTTACGCCATCCTCGTCAGTCGTATCAGCAAACATATCACGGGCAACATAGTTCTCTACCCAGTTCCCATTAGCATCCTGTACGACACCATCACGGGCAGATGCTTGATACTGTCCTACAGTAGCCGCTGGGCTGCGTAGTACAGGATCTAAGTCCAGTGCATCCAGTGTGGCTGCTTTCCATG